TTTAACCATACCATCAGGGAGTACATTTGTAATATTATGAGTAAAATAGAAGTAAACACAATAGATGCAGTTTCAGGAACTAGCACACTAACATTAGGATCTAGTAACGCATCAACCATAGCTTTAGGTAGTGGTGATGTACAAAGTAATTTTTTGCAACCCTCTTTTTTTGTAAGACTAAGTTCAGACCAGACTATTTCAAGTGGCACAGAAACTAAAGTTGCTTTTAATACAGAAGTATTTGATTCAGATAATGCTTTTGATAATAGTTCTAATTACAGATTTACAGTTCCAAGTGGAAAAGCTGGTAAATATATTTTTAATTGGACTGTTGATGTTTTTAATTCTAACAATGCTATAAAAAACTTTAATTCATTTTTAAAGAAAAATGGCACGACCTTTTTTGAATCAACTTGGAACACTAATAATAACTCAATAACTTCACGAAGATTCTCTTCAAGTTTTTCTGTTTGTGATGATTTATCAGCATCTGATTACATAGAATTATTTTTTAGTGCTGGTACTTCCGATAGTTCTAGTTCAAGTATAAAAGGCACAAACTATAATACAAGTTTTGGAGGGTTTAGGATAGGAACATGAGCATATTAAAAACAAATCAAATAACTGACTTAGGGGGTAACAATATTATATCCTCTAATGGTAGTGGTACATTTACACAGACTTTTGCTGCTAATACTCCAGCTTTTCACGGCATGAACAATGCTGACCAAACAATATCTCGTGATACATTTACAAAAATAACATTTCAGGAAGAGGCTTGGGATACAAATGGTGCTTTTGCTGACAGTAGATTTACAGTTCCAACTGGAGGAGCTGGTAAATATGCAATCTTTATTGATGGTGCTTTTCAAATAAATGCAAACTACAGAGAGGTATGGATAAGATTGCAAAAGAATGGTGCTACTGGAGATCAAAGTAATCAAGTTGAAATGAGATTAAGATTAAGTTCAAATTATTTTAATAGTGGTAGTTCTCAAAGATTGAGTGCTAGTAGTACAATGAGTTTAGCTGATGGAGATTACTTAGAGGCTTTTGGTTATATAAACGCAGATTCAGGTACTCCACAATTCAATGTAAATACTATGAATTTTTCAGGATATAAATTAATAGGAGTATAACATGACATCAATTATTAAAGTAAACACAATACAAGATGTAGGTGGAAACAACCTATTAATATCTAATGGATCAGGAACTATTACTACTAACAATATAGGTGGTGAGAATACTCCAGCTTTTTATGCTTATCTAAGTTCAAGTCAAAGTATTTCTGCTAATACTGCAACAAAAGCATCTATTGATACTGAACTTTTTGATAGTAACAATAATTATGATAATTCATCTAATTATAGATACACTCCCACAGTTGCTGGTAAATATTATGTTTTTGCACAATTAGATTTAGCTTCAAACTCAGCATCAACTTACAAAGAAGGTTGGGTACAAATTAGAAAAAACGGAAGCTCAGTAGCTCAGTCTGTTATGGATATGAGAAATGGTTATGGTTTTGAATCTTTTGTAAATGTAAACATAGTTGTAGATATGAATGGTTCAAGTGATTACTTAGAAGTTTGGGGTTTAATGGACGATACTGGAGGTACTACTAGATTTTATGTTAGACAACAAAGTAATTATTTCGGAGCATATAGGTTAATAGGAGCATAACATGGCAATAACTAGATTAAATAATAATTCATTAACATCAATTACTGCTTTGCCTACTGCAATAACTACTGGTAAAATTTTACAAGTACAATCAACATTTTATAACACAGCTACTACACAATCTATTACAGCTAATACTGATACTACAATAAATAATTTATCAGTTAATATTACTCCAGCAGCTTCATCATCTAAAATAATGATTTTTATAAGATTATTTCACGAAAGTAGTAATACTGATTCTCAAAATTCAGGTTGTTTTGTAATAAGAGATAGTACTCCAATAAATGTAGGAGCAACTGCTGGTAGTAGAATACACACTATGTTAAGTTTACCACAAAACTATACAAGTCCTAATGCAAGTAGCACACCAGAAACTTTTAATGGATTTACTATAGATTCACCAAATACTTCATCACAAATAACCTATCATATTGGATATAGAATAGCATATACATCTACATTATATATAAATCAAACTGTAGATAGTGCAGATAATAGTTCGTATGAAAGAGGAAGTAGTGAAATTATAGCTATGGAAATAGCTGGATAAAGAAAGGAAAAACAAATGGCACAACTATCAACTAAAATATCTTTGTATTGTAAAGCTAAAGGTAAGTCAGATATTGATTTCACCAAAGATGTTTTATTACAAGATGACTCAGATGGCAAAGGAGCATACATTAAAGAATGGAATGTTTCAGGTGTAGATAAACCTAGCGACTCTGACTTATCATCTTATGAAACTGCTGGAAATACAGAAGAAACTAACAATACTGTCAGAGCTACAAGAAGAACAGCTTATGGTGATATTGGCGATCAGCTTGATGAGATCTATAAAGATATGGATGCTTGGAAAGCTAGAATTGCACAAATAAAAGCAGATAATCCAAAGGAGTAAACAATGTGTGAATTTTGTAATGGCGAATGTGTTTGTAAATGAAATATTTAGTATTAGTGTTTTTGTTGCTATCAGGAATAGCATATTCAGCAGATACTAATACGACTGTTAGTTCCACAGTAACAGGAACAACCACAGTAGATAAAACTCCAAGCACAGCAAACGCACCAAATGTAATGATATCTAATCAAGATGTCTGTACTTCTGGTGGTTCAGTTGCTCTACAGACGCAAATATTTGGTTTTGCCAAAGGATCTACTGTTACAGATATAACTTGTGAAAGACTTAAATTATCCAGAGCTTTATATGCTATGGGTATGAAAGTTGCTGGTGTATCTGTGTTATGTCAAGATCCTCGTGTATTTCAAGCGATGGAAATGGCTGGTACTCCTTGCCCTTACTTTGGAACAATAGGTGAGGTGGCACAAGCTGGGTGGGATAGCCACCCAAAAGATAGACCAGATTATGTAAAGGAGTCTAATGCTAAGAACTATATTGTTGGTGGTGTTATTTTGGCTATTACCACAGGCATCTTTATATTCTGAAGAAACATCTAATCTTGTAACCCCAGCAGACGAATGGGATCAGAGTGGCAAAGTAAGCACAACTCAATGTTCCTACTCAGGTGCTTTGGAAGATGGTGAGGTTTGTACTGGATCTGCTAACACACGAGGTGTAGCCGATGGTGGTGGTACAATAACTAGCGATGTATATAGTCTTATTACCGATGGTGGTCTAACCATTGATGAAATACAACAAGGCTTTGATATAAATTATGGTGTCACAGTAGAGTCACATCGCAGTAATATTACTGTGCCTACTTGTTCAGCTACGAATGGTGATTGTAAAGATATCTTTCGTATTACTGTTACCTTACGAGATCAAGACAACAATGTATTTGATACTTTGGAACGAGAGGTAGAATTAGACTTTGGTGGCACAAGAGATTATCTTTATACCGATACTATTGATCCTAATTTTTACACAGACATAACTACACAAATGTCTTTGTATGGCACAGACGCTGGATATGTTCATGGTTATTATGGAGCAATATTTAGCGATCCTGTTTTAACTGCAACATATACAGTTGTAGAGCAAGTAGAAGATATTATAAACGATATAGTCAATGATGTTATCGATGACATCATCAATGACTCTACAGATTTTGAAATTATTGAAATAGATTTTGGTGATAACCTAGATCCTATTGAGATTTCTATTGATGATATTGCTATTGATCTCCCTGAGATTGAGACAATAGAATTAGAATTACCTGAGATTGAGATTGAAGTAGAGCCTGAAGTTCAGATAGAACTTGCAGAGGTTATGGAAGAAGTTGCTGAAATGGATATTGAGGTTGAAGTTGAAGTAGAACCTGAACCAGAGTCTGAAGTTGAGGAAACAGAAAGCACAGAAACTCAAGAGTCTGAGCAAGAACCTGAACAAAGAGAAGTAAAAGTTGTTCAACAAAAAGAAACAAAAGAACAAATAGCAAAAAAGATTTTAGCCAAAGTAGCAGATAGTGGCGATCAAGTTGCTCTTGATACAGTCAAACTTGCTGTCATGGCACAATTAGCAGACACAAAAGGATTTAACGAATACCAACAAACAACCCTTACAGACATGGATATTTCTAATTATAGTATGATGCAGATTGATGATTTATATGGTGGATTGTTTGAGTCTGCACAAAATCAAATGATGAATGAGATAGTAAATGCCCAGTATTGAGTATCAAGGTCTTAAATTTACTGGTGGTAAATTCTTTATTATTATCTCATTAATAGGTGCAATCATAGGTGGTGGCTGGACTGGCTATAAATTTTATGATGATTACCTTGATATGAAACAACAAGTACAAGAGTTCGTAGCACCTGACCTTAGTGGCTTTGATAAAAGAATAGAGTTGATACAACAAGAAGTGTCTATGCTAAGTGAAGAAATGCAAATGATTTTATCTGAGGTTGAGCTTGTAGCATCTACTGCTAAAGAACTTAAAGACGATTTAAAAAGCGATGTTCGTCAATTAGAAAAAGATTCCAGACACACAGAGTCACTTGTTGACTCAATAAAGAACAGCACAAGAGAAGAACTTAGATTGTTTGAAGATATGATTAGAGAACTAGAAGATAATCTACAATTAGAAATAGACAAGGCATTAAATAATCCATTAGGTAATATGTCAGCAAAGGTAAAATAATGACAACAGAAGTAGTAAAGAAACAAGGCAACAGACCAAGTAAATACAAACAGTCTATACTTGCAGATTTATTTGAAATGTTGGCTAGAGGTAAAACAATCAGAGAATGTTGCAAGGAGCTTGATGTATCTTGGACAACTCTTAGACAATGGATTAACAAAGATAAAAAATTAAACGATCAATACTTACAGGCAAAGCATGATAGCGTACTTTATACGATTGAAGATTTAGATAAGCTATTAGAAGAAGCAAAGAAAGATCCAAAGTTAAATATGACTAAAGTCAAGCTGCTAGAAATTATACAAAAAAATGTGCATTTCAAAGCTGGTAAATTAGCAC